CGCCTATGCCGCCGCCTATGCCGACGCCGATGCCGACGCCGATGCCGCCGCCTATGCCGCTAAAAAATCATTCTACAAAGCAGCGTCTGAAAAAATGTTGGAGATTTTGAGGGAAACTAAATAGAGAGTGATCGTAATATCAACCATGGGAAGGACGTTTTATGCAGCAATTGATAGAAGTCAGAGAACAAAATGGACAATTCGTAGTTTCATCAAAGGAAATAGCTATAAAATTCGGTAAAAGACATAGTGATGTTATTAGATCGATAAAAAATATCATAAAAGAATTACCTAATGATTTCACTGAGCGCAATTTTGCGTCGGTTGATATTACTAGTGAAAAAAATTTAAAAGGTAACGCAATAAATATCGAATATTTTTTAACCAAAGATGCTTTCGCGTTTACCACTATGGGATTTACAGGAAAGAAAGCTGTTAATTGGAAAATAAAATTTATCTCGGCATTCAATGAAATGGAAAATGTGATCAAAAACAAGATTCCAGAATTGATGGAACGTATTGCTCTTTTGGAATTGAATCAAAAGAAAACTACGAAATATTTGAATGCACAACAAGGCACATTGATGACTCCAGTTTGGCAGGAAAATTTATTCGGAGAAATGGAAGTCAGAAGGTTCGAAAGAAAAATACTTGAAAAAGTAGATAAGATTGATGCTCTTGAAGCAATGCAATTACATGCGCAAAAAACCATGAATGGCATTAATAAAAAGATCGAAAAAATAACTACTGAGCTAAACATTGAAAATAGAACACGCCAAAACAAGGCTGTCAGGCAACTGAAGCCAGTTCCTTGAATCTAATCTAAAAGTCTGACACACTCCGGGCAAATCCAAAAACTCCCGGAGTAATCTTGAGAACCCTCTCAGTTTTCTGTCCTAATGAGCTTGATGCCACCAGTTTCTATCGCGGTATGGGTCCCATGGGTCTGCTTAAAAAGCAGATGGGTGACATCATTATCAACCTCATGCGCGATGTAAATTGGTCTTATTTGTCCATGGTTGACATGGTTTTTCTGCAAAGACCTTGTCTCCCGGCGCATTTGACCATCGTCAAATATGCCAAGCGCCTAGGCATTCCTGTCTGGGTTGATTTTGATGATGCTCTCTTTCATGTGCCTAACTGGAATCCTTTTCACTCGGTCTATAGCCAACCCGACCGGATGAAGGCGACGGCTGAAATCATTGCCACCGCTGACGTGGTCTCAGTTTCGACGCCGCATTTGGCTGGTCTCTACCAAGAACTTAACAAAAACATTGTGGTAATTCCCAACGCATTTAACGACGAGTTTTTTAAGTATGAACCACCTTCACCAGAAAAGAAAAAACTTATCTGCTGGCGCGGCTCGCAAACACACCGCGAGGATTTGAATATTGCCTCCGAAGCTGTGACCGATTTGGCTGTAAAATATCCCGAAGTCACCTGGATGTTTATTGGCGACAACCCCTGGTTTACCTCTTACATGCCAGACAAATCCGCTATCGTAGTGCCCGCTTTGGATCCTATTGAGTACTTTGAGTTCATAAAAAAGACCGCGCCTACCATTCAAATCGCTCCCTTAGTAGATAACGATTTTAACCGGGCAAAAAGCAACATCGCATGGCTAGAAGCCACTTATTCCGGCGCCGTCACGCTCGCGCCTAACTGGGGTGAATGGTACCGGCCAGGGATTACCAACTACACCGACAGAGCAGACTTTAAAGTGAAACTTGAAGGATTGATTTGTGGTGCCAATTTCAACTCATTACAAGCTGCTTCGTGGCTCTATATCAAAAACGAATTAATGCTTTCAAACGTTAATCAAAAAAGAATTGACATCATCAACCAATATCTACCGGGGAAATAACTATGAACTGCTTTCCTATTTGTTTTACTGTGGCTCTTTTAACTGGCTGTACTTGCAGTTTCCATCCCGTACTACCACCAGTTCCCACGGCTTCCCCATCGGTTCCAGCAGCCTTACCGACCTTTAACATTCCTACAATTCCACCTTTCGATACTCCAGCACCGAATCTTATCGTAGTGCCAATGGACTGTAATGCAGGTCAGAATTGCCTAGTACAGGCTAATGGATTCGAAAGTTTCCAGATATTGGACCTTTATATTAATGGAACACATGCTGCAAAAATGCTCTGGAATAAAAAGTACAAATGTTTCGAGGCTAATGTAACCATCTCATTTTCCGGTCCTGTGAAGCTTTCTATTCAAACTGGTGATGATGTCGTCGGAACTTTGCCGGTCACTGTCCTACCTTAATTTGCTTTTTAATGTAGCTTGCCATAAAGTAAGACAAATAATTGAGGAATGAAAATGACTGACGAATTGACCACCGTACACGATGCTTTGGAAGCTGCTCAAATCACTGAACCGTTCGGAAAGAACGATGACAACCCAAAACTAGTCCAGTGCACCTTCCGAGTCGGTAAGGAAACAAAGGCTGCAGTGGAACAAATATGCTCACAACACGGCGTTACGATATCTACTTGGTTACGTAAAGCATGCGAGGGTCTCCAAGCTGACTATTGCGGCGTGAAACAAGAGTTAGAATTGCCTGAGCATGTCGCTAGTTTGGAAGGCTAAAGATGCCAAAAAAGAAGGGTGATTTTAATAATCATTTCTCGAAAGAACAATATGCCATGATGGAAACTATGGCTGCTTATGGCGCTCCAATGCACGAAATAGCAGATGAATTGGAAATTGATGAAAGAACTTTAGAGCGTCGAATGAAGGAAGATCCCTTGATAAACGCCGCTATTAAGCGTGGAAGACGAAAAGCACACATGAAAGCACGCAAAACTCTTTATGACATGGCCTTTGTGGACAAGTCCGTGCAGGCAGCCATTTTTTATGCCCGTACTAGATTAGGTTGGAAGGAACCTAAGCAAGAAATTGAAGTCACTGCAGTTGGAAACGTCGCGCCTACAATCAAATTTAACTTCGGCAAAGACGGCGCTGCAATTGAACAAGCCAAAGAACAATACTTAGATCAACAACCAGTTAAATCCGATGAAACAGAATGAATTCGAAGTTAACTTAGCTCCCTGGCAGGCAGTTGCTCTCACTCAAGAATATAAACATTTTGCAATGCTGCTTGGGGTGGGTTGTGGAAAGACTTTCACTGGTAGTCACTTTATTATCGATCAAATCGTAAAACATCCTGATCTTACTTTCCTAGTAGCTGCAAACTCATATGACCAATTATCCGCCGCTACTATGCGAGAACTACTTTATTGGCTTGAGCGTTATCGATTTTCTTTTGTAGTTGATTGTCAACCACCTGTAGAATGGGGTTACAAACAAAAGAGATTCAAATCCTATAGGAATATTCTTTCTGTCTATGTACATCCACACACAGTCACAATATTTACTAGGATACTTTCAGATAGCGATGCTCTGCGTGGGATTGAATTTTCAGTGTATTGGTGTGATGAAACAAGAGACACTCCGATGAACACTCATGACGTTATTCTTTCCCGTATGCGTGAATCTGATTACGTAAAAGGATTGATAACGACAACAACGAACGGAGAGGACTGGTGTTTTGAACGTTTCGTTAAAAACTCTAGTGCTAATGATAAAACATTTGGTTCAATGCATGTTTCAACTAGAGAAGCGGTTAAATTTGGAATTCTCAGTAAAGAATTTTTAGATACTCTTTTGAAATCCTACAGTCCAATGATGATTGCACAGGAGGTGGACGCCCTTCACGTCAACGTGCACAGCGGGCGCGCCTACTATGCAGCAGATGAACAGCACGCAATGGTGCGCTCTCCTTGGGGAGACGAGTTCCCAGATTCAGAGCGTTCAATCGTGCTCACCTGCGACTTTAACTTCTCGCCTGCACCTTTAACCTGGGAAGTTGGCCAAGTAAATCCTGATGGAGAATCAATCCACTGGTTCCAAGAGTTTTCCGGCATTGAAACCAGCACTGCCACAATGGCGCAACGAGTAGCGGAGCAATTTGGTGACTTCTTTATTGAAGTCTACGGTGACGCCAGCGGTGAACATGGAACTAGTTCAAACGCAGGTGTGACAGATTTCAATCAGATCGCCGAGGTGTTTGATTCATACGGGATTCTCTACTCAATCAA